GCTTCTGGAGTTGTTCTTCACTCATAGGTTTGGCTTGACCAAGAAGACTGAAGTCTATCGTTGAGGTAATCGCAAGCTTTCTTTTTGATTAAAATCATTAACTTCAGCTTCCATTGCAGCATTAGCGTTTGCGCCTTCTTTTTGCTCAAACTCTCTAGCTGCCCTAACAAGTTCAGCAGAAAACTCTGGATCACTAGATGCTTGATGCGCCAATGCAGTGAAACCTTGTCTTGTCATGAACAGGTTTTTCATCATCTTGTTGTATAGCTCATTGGTGTTTCCAGGCAATGCGTTTTTCACAAGAGAATCTCTCAGCATAGCCATATTTGTCCCAGTTCCCAAAAGGGCAGCAATGTAACGCCTTCTTATTGGACCAGCTACTTGAGCAAGAGGAATAACTGCGTTTATCCCTTCTTTGCTTGCAATCATTCTTGGAGCTATTGGTTTTGCACCTATTTGTGGAAGTTTGGAAGCTTCATATACTCTAGCTATATCAAGAAGAGTGCCACCTTCCGTATCTCCCAATACAATGTTTATTTTCTTCCCAAGTTCTGTAATTCCAGTATTTGGATTGTAGTCTTGGATGTATTTTTCTGTGTCAAACAATGGTTCAAACGGAGGACCAGAAGTTGGTTCTCCACCTTTATAACGATCAAGCAAGCTCCTTCTGAAATCATTATTGTAAAGATTTCTTGATGATGGAGACATCTTGTTTAATTGAGTCATTATGATTTGCACATCTCTAGGCGTTGTTCCTTCAGCAAGTATGACGGCAGAAAGGGCATCTGGATCAATATTATTAAAATCTCCATTCTTTGCTAATCTGAATATCTCGGAAGAAACTAGAGATTCTTCAGCAGCTTCAGTCTTTCTTCTTTTAATGATGTTTTTAGCAACTGCCTCTCGCTCAGTTTTAGACAAAGCGGAGGAAAGTTCATATAAATCTGGAAGAGTCATGCTTGGCACTTTGGCGTTACCAAGTCTTCTGAGTTGATCATTCATACTCTCAAAAGCCCTTGCTACCCTTGGTGCTTGACTGCCGTAAAGCTCAGTAAGGATGCCCATGTCGTAATTAATCTTGGTAGTTCCTTTGCCAGCACCCATACCGATGTTATCAAGATACTGCGTTTGCATCATCTTGCGCAACTGACTCGTTACTCCAGCTTGAGTTGGGTCTGTCGCTTCAAGATCTGATGCCGCTTTTAGAATTCTATTCATTTTAGCGGGATCACCCATAATAGCATTCACTGCTTGTCTTGGAGTAGTAGACTTTTCTCCAGCAGCTTCTTTTAGAATAGTTCCTAGAGTATTTTTTTCAAAAGCACCTCGCTTGCGAACCATTTCTGTAGCTTTTTCAAATTCGACTCCAAGATTTACAGGATTTCCAGCTGAATCAACTCCATTAACCTTGCTATACATTTTACTCCTGAGATCAGATAGTCCTTTTGAAATTCCGACACCAAACACGTCTTTAGTAGTTCCACCAACAGCACCACCATCTGGTCGAGCATTGTGAAACTCTTTAATAAACGCATCGAACTCTTCAAAGTCTAGTGGTCTATCTATATTTGCTAATCTAGTGCGCTCCTTATTAAGGTCTTGCAATCTCCCAGTCAATCTGCGTTTTTCTTTTTCAATTTTAGCATTTTTTAATTCTGATTGAGTTGATCTAATTTGTGTTTCAAGATCTTTAACAAGAACAAAAGCGTCCCTTCTTTCTCTTAGCCTATCTTTGATTCCATTTACAACACTTGCGTCAATAGCTCCACCAGGATTGATTTGTCTTTCATCCAGCATTTCTTTGGCGGAAACTTCAAATCCAGCACGATTAGCTATATCTGCCATAGATTTATACTGATCATTTGTAAGCTTGATTGCTTGTTCTTCAGCTTTCTGGATTGTTCCTTGTAGAAACTCACCAAAATTGTCGATATTAGCAACTTGCCTAGGTCTAAGAATCCTATCAAACGCACCTTCAATTACCCTTTCATTTGCGCCAGTTGTTTTTTTAATGGTATTCAGAAGAGCATCACGTTGAGATTTTATACCTGCAGCGATATTTCTAAAATCATTAGGTGTCACAGGAATCCCGCTTTTGTAAGCTCTGAATATATCGCCAGCAGTTTCTTGATTAAGCCTAAGCGCGTTGGCAATTCTGGAGCCAGGAAACTCTCCACCAAGTTCCTGAGCTACTCTTACGCCTTGTGGTCCAAATTGCGATCCAGGTATTTGCGACATAGGTATTCCAAGTCTCTCCGCAGATCCTTGAAGCTCTCTCAAAAAAGTATTTTCATACGGATTCTTCAATCTTGGTGCAATAGTTGCAGCGGGAATCACATCAGTGCCAATGCCAAGTGCCGCCCCAATAGCTGCCTCAGTTCCTCGGCGCATCATGCTCTCGCCAATATCCCGAGGCATCCCAAGTGCTGTTTTGGTTATCATGTCAGCAAGGGTTCCACCAGCAAGTCTAGTCGCCGCTGCGGCACCCTCCGCCATAAATGGGGATTTGGTTAAGCCAAGAGTTCCAACTGTAGCTCCTATTTCAGCAGCAGTAAGAGGAACTTCAATAATGCCAGATCCAACGGCTCCAGCGACACCTCTATCGAGTGTTGTCAGAACTTTATTGCCTTGATCTTTTAGCAAATACTCAGTTTTACCACCAACATTCATTGGTGTGATGTTGAAATCTGGATATGTTTGCTTAAGATATTGGAGTTCTGCCTCTGGAGTAGCCAATGCTCCCAGACCAAATCTAACTCCAGCAGGTAATTGTTCAGCAGCTACACCAACTTCACCAACTGGTGCATTGAATAGTTTGCCAGCAATCTCACGCTGACGCTCTTCTACTTTTTGTTGAGTCGGAAAGGATACTCCACCAGCAGATTCAAGAATAGCTCCACGACCCCAGTTTGGTTTAGGTTGTTCAGCAAGCTCAGTGCGAAGACGTTTGATTTCTTCTACTTTTGGCTTCTGCTCTTCCTCTGTTAATCTAGCAAACTCATTGCTAAGAAAGTTTTCGCGTTTTTGATTTTTTTTCAAATCACCAATCAAAGAATCATATTCCGCAGCATTGGGATTGTCTCCTAATGCAGTTAATCTTTGATCAATTATCCTATTAACTTGAAGAATTTTCTGAAGCTCTGCTTCAATGTTAGCTTTTGATTGTAATGTTTCACTCATAGACCATATTTTCTATAAACTTCTTCCGACTCGCTTGCTGTAGAACCCGCTCCAGAAGACATAGGCTTATCAAGCGGATTTTTTTCTACAATCTTAGAAACTTCTCGTTGAATCTCAATGGGAGTAGCTTTTTTCTCAAACATTTCAGAAACCTTTTTACCGATTTCAATATCTCTTTTTGCCAGTCCAATCCTAAACTCAAGGATCTTCTTGTTACCATCAACAGTTTTACTTATATTTGGAGCAAGTACTTCCGTGAAATACTTCTGCTCCATGTTGGAGATAGAACCTTTTGTTAGATCAAGAGCTTCCATTGCGAGCGTTCCGACAAGTGAATTGAATTGTTCTTCATTAGAGACATCTTGACCAAATAACTTTCTAGCTTCTGTTCTATAATTAGCAAAAATTCCTGTTTCCACAGATTTACTATTAAGCAAATCAAGAGCAGCATTAAGTGGTGCTAGTTTCTTCGCAGATGCTGCCGCTACATCAAGATAACCTAGATTTGGTGCGTCTAGTGCTTTTTCTCTAGCTGATGCAATATCATCAGGCTTTGATGGGACAGGTTGAATAAAGGTTAATTTATCATTCTTGAATCGACCAATATAATCACCAGGAGGTAGTCCAGCAGCTACAATTTCTTCTTGATTTAACCCTCTTGACTCTAGTTGACCTTCGCCTGACGGAATAGTGTAAACCCTAGACTTAAGTGCTGGACGTAACGCTATGCTTGCTGGTGGCTCACCAACTGGAGGTGCTGTCATATTTGTTGATGCTCCTTGAACTGGAGAATCTACTTGCCTTTGGGCTAATATAGCACTTATAGCAGCTAAATCTTCATCAGTAGCAGGAGGAAGAAGTGGATTTAGAGTGCCAACAGCTGGAAGTGAGCCAGGACTGCCATCGGGCAAAGGTGCAGCATTATTAAGTGCATTAGCTCGATCTTGTAGGCTACCTTTAGAAACAGGAGTAGTCATATTTGCAGCAGAAGTAATAGAATCTGCAGTAGATTGTCGTTTTCCAGCAGAGTAAGCTTCTAGAGGTTGACCTTCTATGAAAGCATTCATGTTTGTGATAACATTTCCAGTCTCATCATAGTTGTTGCCATCGCTTCCTTTCTTGTATGAAAGGTAACCATCTCCTATTTTCTCTAAGACAGGTTCAAGAGTAAGTGGTTGAACTTTTGATTGTTTGCTGGCATTGATCTGTGCTTGATCAATAAGGTATGCTTGTTTCTTATCAAACCTACCAAATAGATTGCCAGTCATTGCCTTGCCTTCATCAAGCAAAGCAGCTTTTTCAATCGGGCTAAGATTAGGGTTGTTATATGCTTCCAGAAACGGAGACAGAACCTTTCTTGCATCCGTAATTCCATAAGACTCACCCAAAGTAATTGCGGCATCAATAGACTTAGCCGATGCCTTGTTGTAAGCATCGACCTTCTTCTGCTCTTTCTTCATCTCGCCGTATTTCTCAATACCTCCAGCGATCTTATTGCCAAGATTAGCAATACCCTGCGCTTGAATCTCAGCGGCGCGAGTAAACCCACTGTAATCTTGTTTGAACGACTCAGGATTGATACCTGATCCAAGCATTTGTCCTTTTCCGTAAATTGCCATATTATTTGATTAGTTTGTAATCCACCGCTTTATTTCAGCATAAAGGCTGATCCAGCCGCTCCAGCAGCTTGCCCAATCGCTCCATAAATTGCAGCAGACTTTGCTGCACTTGCTTGAGCGTTTGCAGCAGCGGCTTGCAACTGATTCGACCGTTGAGCAGCACCAAGATTCAATCCAACAGATGTATCAAACAACTGCGGAGTTCCTGCGCCAATCGCACCAAGACCAGTTTGGATAAAGTTTTGACCTTGTTGATACGACAGAGGAGCAGCACTCAGCAAACCGAGTCCAGGTTGAGTGTAGAACCCCTGTGCTACATTGTAAGCATTCTGCCCTGCTTGTGCTGCTTCAGCACGTTTGCGAGCAAGCATATCCTCTCGACCAATGACTTCAGATGCAATCGCAGCATTGCTACCAAGGCGACCTGATGCAGCAGCAGCTTCACGCGCAGTTTGTTGATATGATCGTCTCTCTTCTGGAGTAAGCATCTGTGCTGATGCCAATGCTCTCTGAGCTTCATTGCTAAATCCTCGCACCACTCCAGCTTGTTCGGGCGACAAAGCATCCATTAGTCCTCGCGTAAGACCTGCTTGACCTGCCATTAGACCTAACTCTGCTTGCCGTGCTTGACCAAGCCCCATACCAGCTTGTTCCGCAGCACTACGACTAAGACCAAAAATACCCTGCTGACCTTGAGTTCCGCTTAGGAATGACTGAATGTCACTAAGGTTCAATCCCTGTAATTGTGGACGAAATTGTTGCTCTTGCGTAAGAATCTGCGGCAAAGATTGCGACATTCCAGAGACATAACTCTGAATATCTTTAGCAATATCCATTTTTGGAGCTGTTACTTTTGGTGTCGATCCCATAATTTAATGTAGTTTTGAGTAAAATTTATTTATGCTTAGTAGACGGTTGCGACTTGATCCTTTAAAGTCTCGTCTAAAGGCAATGTATTTGTAATTGTTTTTGAATGGTTTAAGTGCTGCTGCCATATCTCCACAGCACATAGTGACATAAAGTGTATCTGAGTCTTCAAACGCAACAGCTTGATCCACATCGTCACTCTTTGAATGAAAGCCCAGAGCAAACGCATATGGATTAGAAACAACAATCCCATAGCACAAGTGCCAACCAACAAGGTTTCTAAGATCGACGTTATTTGATTCATATAAGTTAAGAGCGGTTGCGAAATGCAAGTTCATCCGATAATGGAAATGCTATTATGAAGGCAATCGTTTGCAGTGAAGTTGAAAGATTCAGTTATAATTATTGCGCTTTGTGCATTGTAAGGTGCGCCAGACAATGCCTCTCCTCCAGAATCAAGCGTCAAGTCACCATTCTCGCTGCAAGTTCCAATTACAGCAAAGTTCGCACTAGGCATTGCTACTGAAAAGTTTGCAACATAATACCCATCATTTACTGTATCTGAAGATGAAGGTGGGATTGTTGGACTAGAAGAAGCAGCAGAAATACAAGAGATATTACCACTAGCTCTAATTGTTTTTCTTTTAAGAGAAACAGTTCCAGTGTGAGTTCCAGTCACAGAAGCCACACTTGTTACAGTAAATGTATTTGCATCAGTCACGCTTACAACTTCATACAATCCATCTGGAGCAACAGTGCCAACTCCGACAGTATAGTCAATAAATATGAGATTACCTGCAATTAATCCATGATTTGTAACTGTAATTGTTACAGTAGTTGAGGATCGGGAGTAAGTCCCAGCTAGGTCGGAGTTTGTTTTTGCGTTAAAGTTAGCCCATGCTCGGACACCAAAGACAGGAGCAGACCCAGTCTGCGCTCCATTCAATTTCGGCGCAGTCACATTTGCATCAACAATCTTTGCCGTTGTAATGCTCGCATCAACAATGTTTGCCGTGGTTACGGTAATATCCGTAGGCAATGCGCCAACTGCCAGCTTAGACAACGCAATAGCAGCAGATGCGCTGATCTTTGCATTGGTAATTACACCATCGAGAATAGCATTTGCCGTAACTGCATTTGTTCCAATCTCATTGGACGTAATCCCAGAGGTTGACACTTTTAGCTTGCCAGCACCAGTCACAGTGAGTGTCCCACCATCAATAGCGTCAGAAATAAAGAATGTCTCGTCAATGATGTTATTCATCAACGTGCTTGTAATTACCTCATTGGTTGCAAAGGTATGAGTTGTGTTTACTACTCCAGGCATATTATTTCTGTGAAATGATTTGTCGATTTGTCACTGAACCCGTGACCTTAATTGATGTGATCTTAGGAGAACCGATCGTGCGTGTCAAGGTTAAGGTTCCCAAATAACCTCTAATGCCACCAAGACGGAAGCGAATGTTGCCAGTTTCGTCTTCGTTTACAGACCCACTGCCAAGAACTGTGCCATCAAGGAACATAGTAGTCGTCCCGATAGCTTGCAAGTCATCTGGATCTTCAGCAGCAAAGGAGATGTTATACTCTCCCAGACCACCATCCACGCATTGCATAGTAACCTGCCCATCCGTAAACCGCTTGCGATCAAGATTGCCCAAGGCATACCCGCGAGTTGTCAGGGATGAGTTAATCGCAAAACTCTGAGTTGATCCACCAGACACAAGACTGTCGTTCGATGTCTCGATTGCCTCTAATTCATGCAATCCACCCACAGAGGACACAGCATAGATGCTATTACGCTCGGCAGCACTGCCAATAATCAGGTTTTTGATGATAAAATCACTTGCTCCGAACGTATCTACTGACTCCCATCCCTTATTGAGGAAGTTAAACACCAATATCGTGTTGTTTCCAGTGGCATTATTTGCTCCAGCTACTGTATCTAGTGCCACAGCAAGGTAATATCGGTTATTGAAAAGAACTCCAACCGCTTCGCTGGCTAAATTTTTATTGATTCGGTCGATATACGGTTGGATATTCTTAGAAATTGGCTCATCAGCACCACGAAGGTTGTAGTCATTCAAGAATTCGACCGCATATACACCCTCATCTGACAGGAAAAACATGGCATTTCCTTTCATTACGACACTCTTCCGTGCCAAGCATCCCACCTCATCGGTTAATGCTGTGACTCTGGTATCGTTGAGGCTACCAGTAGTGCCACTAATCATGTGCAAACTGTTACGATTCAGCACAACGAGCTTGTCATCGTAGAATCCTTGCATGGCAATTAGGTGATCTGCCGTGCCTCCAGTGATTCGGAACTGATTAGCAATCTGATCGAACGTATGACTGTCTAAAATATCCGAAACGGCTATTTCATCGGTTACGTTCCGATCAGTGTAGGTGGGAGAATCATATGTTCCCGCAGGTTGGTAGTAGAATGGCACCCACAATCTGCGTTGGAAATATGTAGCCCATGGGGGCGCGGGTTGGTGGATAAACCCAAGACCTTCACTGAATCGTCCACCGAACTCAACTTGCCCACCACCACTGATGCTGGCTAGATTGCCTACAGGAGCATAGAAGGAAATGTTTGTAGTTGTAGCACTTACGACCTCAAATGAGCTGCCTGAGATTGCGCTGAACTCTGGGACAGTTGTCTCGTAGATAATAATCGTATCACCAGCTGCAATCGTTGTGTTGCCAGTAACCGTAAGGCTAACTAGACCACTAGAGACAGAACCATTGGTTGCTGTAAACACCTGCGGCTGAGTGTATGTTCCTCCAGGGCATAGAGTAAACCCAGCAGTCATTACAGCACTTGTAACCCCAAATGTCTGAGTCTGGGATGTCGCAAACGTATAGGTAAACGTATTCTTGCTTGTAACAGATACGACAGTGAACGTGCCATTAGCAGGAGTTCCGCCAGTCAAACCAGTTACCACAATCGTGTCCCCAACCACCAATCCGTGATCTGTAACATTGACAGTTACAGTAGTCGAGGATTGGCTTGCGCTTACAATCTGTCTTCCATTCGGAAACCACTCAAATGCTTGTGATCCACCACGGAACAAGAATACACGATCAAACGCTTGTATCATGTCTGTATCGCTAGGAACAGACTGACCTGTGGGATAACTAACATTCTGTAATGAATATCCATTCAGATCAACCAAAATCGCCTTCGTATCCAATGCCAGCACGACCTTCTCAGCATTGCTGGAGTTAGGATCACTAAACAAGCACGATGCCCGAACATTCACGTTGGCAGCATCATTGATAGGAGTCGTAGACAATGTGCCAGTAGCAGTTGTGATTGTCGTAAGCCCAGCTACCG